CATTTATCCATATGTACTTCACCTAAGAGACTTTTATCTCCTGAAATAAATCGTGTACTTAATTGTTGATTGCTTGTTTTGCTGTTGAATACAGCAGAACCTACTGTGCCGTTCAAATAATACTTATTAATGAAACGGACCAGTTTTTGTTTACTTATCATAACATCTCCTGTTAATGTTTATAACCATATATATATATATATTAGTTTGTTTTCTCAAAATCAAAAAAATCTTTCTATAGTTTTAGAAGAATCGGTTGGTTCACTCCAATTCATACTTTCATATAACATCATTATCTTTTTATGTAAAGCTTGTTTATAAAGTTTGTCGTGATTTATATATTGTCGAATAAAATTTAATAACTCAATTGGGTCTTCATACCCTTTATAGGCTATTGTATTCAAACCCAATGGATTTTGTTTTAAATAAACCCATTTAATTTTTTCACCGTTTGCTATTGGAGAATATCTATTTGATATTTTCTTGTACTTTAAAAAATCATTATAAAATATTGATGACTTAACGTGAACAGGAGTTCCCAACTTATACGAGTTAAATATCTGACCGTCTCTTATGTGATATTTACTAATACCTTTAACACTTGTTGGTATAGCAATTTTATCAAATTCCATAAGTTTCATACTATTTTTAAAATTAACAATAAACTTATCTAAATTTGGTTGAGGTACATCCATTAAAATATCTTCTAATACTTTAGATAGCATTGTTCTCATAGCTGTAGGGAAACTTGAACGAACTGTATCTAATCCTTTTACCATCATCTTATCAACTTTCTTACCATTGTCGTTGATAATTTTTAATCCATATCTTTTCTTAGTTACGAATAGACCACTCTTTGCAATAACTTCTTGTTTAATATCAAATCTATGTTTATCTAAATTACAGAACTTCTTTGCAAAATAATTGTAACTCTGATTTAAATATGTTTGTACTTCATCTGCAATCTTTAAAATCGCTTTAGACATCTTATCTACGTTCTTAATATCTAACTCAGGAAATCTTTTCTCTACAAGAGGTGTAGCCGAATAGAATACCGAATCTGTATCAATGTAGATACAGTGGTCTTTCGTATCACCTAGTTCTTTATTATAAAACGAGTTTGCTATCTTCTTTGTAAACTTAATTAATGATTGACCTGTATATGTAACAGCTTCAGCATTATCTAAATCATAAAATCTAAATGTTGGTAAACCTAAAACTCCATATAAACTATTTAACAAAACTTTCTGTAGATATTGTCTTCTATCAAAGTATTCTGATTTAGCTATTTCACCCTCTTCATAAAATTTCTTTGATAGCTTACGATATTCAACTCGTTCATCAAACCATTTTCTTAATAACGCTGGTAATAATCCATTTTTATCTGAACGATACATCACACCGTTTGTTGCAACACCTAAATCTTCATTATCTAACATATTTTTCAACTCAGTTTCAGTATACTTACCTAAAACTTTAGTATTATGTGTTATCGAATATGTTTTTTTATTACCTTTTTTAAGAAACTCTTCAGGATTCCAACCTTCTATTTTACCTAATTTAGTCTCAGGAGATATGTTTAAAGACATTATACACGACGGATACATCGATGTTATATCTAAGTCATACACCCAATCGTGTTTTCCACGCTGTGGTTCCTGGACATATGCTCCTACAAATTTTTCTAATTTTGAATGGTCAAATTTTCTAGGTTTATTCGGAGCTACAATACTATTCTTTTTAAGGTATACTAAAATAGCACCTTCTAAATATCTCGATGACATAAATACATTCTCATATGGAACGTGTCCAAGATGAGCTAAACCACGTGCAATCCCAATAAAATCTAACTTATCATCAAGTTTCTTAATTAGTCTAACGTCTTGAATATTGTATTCAACAAACTTATTCAAATCATTTTCATATAACTCATTAAGAGTACCTTCATAAGCAACTTTCTTTTCACCTATTTCAAATTCACCTATTGCATCTAATCTATATGAAGGTTGTTCACTAAACGTAAATCTTTTATATAAACCTAAATAATCTAAAACACTAACACCAGCTATCTTATATCGTTTAACAAATTCACTCCATTGAACAATCCCAATGGGTGATAAAAAGTTTGCTATAGTCTGACCTACTATTTGTTGAGCTCTATTGTACAAGTATGTTATATCAAAAAATTCAACATTCCAACCTGTTAGTATAGTTGGTTGTATTTCTTTATATTTTATAAAAAATTGATGTAGTAAATCATATTCATTTGTAAATGATTCAACTATAACATCATCATCAAAATCATCATTTAGTTTACCATCTTCATCAAGTACATAACAATAATATTTATCAAGAAGACAATCATTAAAACCAATCGCTGTTATTTTGTTTTCAGCTTTATTTACATCTGGAAATCCATCAGTTACCTCAACCTCAATATCAAATATCATTGTACGATGACCTACTGATACATCATCTGAATCTGTATAGTTATCTACTAATACTCTGATTTCAGGATTGACATCTGATTCAAATAGTTCTGGTTGGTCTTTATCCCAATCTGTAACTCGTTTTAGTTTATCACCATATAATGATATATAAGTTCCTGCTTTGTTTTTAACATAAGCATATTTCTTATAACGGAATGTTTGATGACCAAATTTGTCATCCCAAACATTCATTGTATTTGATTTTCTATCGTAATAGATGGCCTGATACATTTATGTTATAAAACCTCGATTTTTGTTATAAGAATATACGAATAAAATCGCATACAAGTCAAGTACTTTTTATTTCTTCTCCAGGCATTTCACAGCTATCGTTGTTGCAGAATTTATCTATCTCGGCTTCCTCATTTTTAATAACACCAAATGAAAGTTTACTAAGTTTCTTAACTTGTTTATTATATTCTTGTTCATTAATTGATTCATAAGGCATTTGTTTGTAAGCACCATAGTCGTGTCTTGGTAATAATGATATACCTTTTAATCTGTATTGAAAATAATTTAAAACGTGTGGTAGTTCATCTGCTTCTGTTTCTGGATTGAATGTTGCAGTACAACTTACTTGATTGTCTGCCCAATGTCTCTGCATAAAGGCTGCTAAACTGAATTGTTCCCATATAGATAGTTCTGCTGCTGTTCTAATACCTTCTCCTACGTCCACTGGAACTTCAACTACCATAGTAGAATCTTCTGAACCAAACGCCGGTTCTAATTTATAACCTGCTTTTTTCAACGGTTCTACTAATTCAGATTGATTTGATAATCTTACTCTCCGAATATAGAAACGACTTTCGGGATAATGTAAACCTGGAGTAGCGCCAGCCAATAACGAAACTGTACCGCTTGGTTTAACTGAAGTAGTCTTGATAGATTTTGGTACAGCAAACCAATCACTATATTGTTTATCCCATTCTTGTATTGTATCATATCCAGTCTCCAACCAATTTTGTAATTCATTTAATCCACAATTTGTTATAAACTGAGCAACACCACTTACTGAACATCCAATCCGTCTATTTCTTAACATAACTCTGTTAGTATCTGACCAATGTGTTCTACCAAGTGTTACAGTTTTGGCGTACAGATAAGCATACTTTAATGTCCTCTGATAATCCTCTAATGAATCGTGATTGTTTGGAAACGTCTCTACTAAACAACATAACTCATATGATTCAAGTGATTGTTCAAGACAAGGATTACCACCAGCTACTCTATGGTCTTTATTATCACCACCATTTTTCATTCTTGAGTAGTGTCTCATATTTTCTAACCAAGCTAATCCGGGTTCTCCATTATTATTAATTCTTTTACATATATCAGTATAATCCATACCAAGTTCTGCAAATACTGAATTGTTTGATGTCCAACCAAATTGGTCTCTATGTGGATTTACTTTATAATTCTTTAAATCTAAGTATTCTTCGTTATCTGGTTCACCGAATACAATTTCTGCTGTTCGTCTGACATTACCTGCTACAACACATTTACCAATCAGATTCATTATATCTACAATTGTTGTTATTGTTATTGGATTTCCTGAATTGTTTTCTAATACATTTCTAATGTCTTCGTGGACTTCTTTTAGAGGTTCAGGTCCTGAACTTACACCACCGAAACCTTTAATCGGTTCTCCTTCAAGTCTTATTTGATTATAATCAAACTCTACGTGAGCAGTTCCGAGAAAGTAACTCTCTAATAATAAACGAAGTGATTCAACCCAACCTTCACGAGTATCAGGTATCATATAAATTTCTTCGTTTCTATCTCTATTTACACCCTTTACTATAATCTCTCCAGCACCTTTGGTATCGAATCCTACTCCTACACCTAACATTGATGCATCCATTAGAAAACAGAATGGTTTAGCATAATCTTCTTTTAGTGTTTTTGTTGATACGAATGCACAATTATTTAGAGCTGCATATAATTTCTTTTCTTCTGTGATTGCTGTTCCCATTGCCCACAAACCACGACCTGGAGGTAAGAATTTCATATTAAAAATTCTTTCGTACATTTCTTGTGCAGACTTTTGACCTTGCCAAGGATTCCAACCTAATTGATGTGATTCAATATGATGTTTTTGCATAGAGTATGTTCCCTCTACGACTCGTTGTACTGTTTCCCACCATCTTTCATTTTTACCGTCAGCTTTAATACGAGAATATGTTCTCATATAAACTAATTCACCTAATCCATTAAAACCAAAGGGTGGTTTTTTTCTTTTGTATTTATCAATAAACTTTTCGGATAACTTAAATTTTTCCATTAACCTGAACTCCTTGTAATCTTATTCCCGTAACAAACATAAATATAATATATACTAAACTTAATTTAAGATTTATTCAAATCCTTCAATATTTTTTTCCATATCTTTATATTTGTTTGCCAATTCTTTTCTTAAAAACTCTTCGCTATTATTCATCTTACCTTGTACATTTTTTCCAAACTGACTACTACCTTCAAATATTTGAACTTGGCCAATATTTGTGTTTATTGTAGCTGGATACGTAACACCATCAATTCCAAATCTATTTTTTATTACGTGAAATCTACCTGTATTAGCAATCTTATCTTCTACTTTTCTACTCATACTCATAACAAAGTCAGCAGTCATAACTTTACTATAATCTTCTGCAACCTTATCAGCCCCAATTACATCTTCTTCGAGAGCTGAACGATTAGCTTGAGAAGCTGTCCATATTGGTATTTCTAATTCACCAGCTAACCCTCTTAAATCTTCATAGATAGTTCCTATAGCGTGTCTCTTCTCTCTAAAGTTTCCTGTAGGCATTAGTATATCAGCATAATCAACTATTACCATATCTGGTTTATCACCACTTATTTCAATCTGTTTTAAATGAGAACTGATTGTTTGTACACTAGCACCTTTAGTTGGAAAGTACTTGATTAGTAATTTACCTGGAAGTTTTGATAATTTAGCTTGTACATCGTCTTTATAATATTTTATATTAGCAGTAGTAACTCCTGTAAATATAGAGTCATATCGTAAACCGACATAATTTTCATTTAACTCTAAAGTGTAATGAATTATCGTTTTACCCTCTTTTAACGCTCCAGCACCTAATGCTTGTAATGTCCAAGATTTACCAATACCAGCAGGAGCAACAATCACTCCAAGTTCACCGTGACCTAAACCACCATCCATTATATCATTAACTACATCCCACGGTGTTTTAACTGTTACTCTGGCTGATTCTGCAAGTCGTGTTTCTAATGATACAATATAATCGTGTCCTAAATCTCGTGTAGTACCAGCTTTCATAGCCTCATCTATAATAGATTTTATACCATCATAATCGTGTCGTTCTAATAAATCAACAGATTCAAGTATAGCACCTTTTAATGTTTGATTTTTACAAAAGTCAAGTGTTTCTGATTGTACAAATTCTAAATCTGTAGCTTCTATGTTTTTCCAAACTTCTCTTAACTTATCTACTACACCCGATTTAAGTACATCATTGTCTATTTCATCTATCTTATATTTAATAACTTCAAGTGTAGGTTGTTTTTTATACTCATAATAATAATCTCGTACAGCTTTAACTAACCACTTATTAGAATCTGAATCAAACATAGATGGTTCTAATATATCACTAATAGTTTGTATAAACTTTACGTCACTTAGTAAAGCAGCAATAATTTTAGATTGAAAGGACGTTCCGAATTGTGTTAAAGTTTCACTCATATGTTTTTTCTGCGTAGTGATTTAACTGATTGAAATTGGTAAGTAACCAACTATCAAGATTTGGAAGTGCTGAATATAACTTATCTTCTAAAAACATTTTTTGAAATTGAAATTTGATTAACTTATTAATAGGTTGCCTGGTTCTATCAAGTATTTTTGTTTTTGTTGAGGCTGATATGTGTACGTCTGATAATTGCATTAGTTTGTAATTTAATTCTATAACATCTTTTGATTCTGGTAATTCAGTAATAATTTCATCTATATTAACTATACGGTTTTCTTTCAAAAACGGCAATTTTTTTTGTATAGTTTTTAAACCTAAGCCTTTTACACCTTTTATGTTATCTGATTTATCACCGTCTAATACTCTATACCAAATAAGATTATGAGATGATATACCAAATTCATCTAATACAGCCTGTTCATCGTATATTTTCTTTTTAGTAGGGCTCCATATTTTTATTCTACCATTAGCTAATTGAAGAAAATCTTTATCTGTAGACATAACTGTAATTTCAGATTCAGTAAGAACTTGTCTACATAAATATCCTATAGTATCGTCAGCTTCAATATTATCGTATGACATTACAGTTACAGGAAGATTATCTAAATACTCAACAATACGTTGCAATTGCATAATCATATTTTGTTTCTCATCTTCTGGAGAAGCGAAATCATATGAACGATTTACTCTATACTTTGTTTTTCTTTTTGCTTTATAGTCTGGATAAAGTTTACGACGGTGTTTAGACCCACCTTTACCATCAAATACTATGATGACACGAGTAGGTCTAAACATATTTATAGTGTAACCAATACTTCTTAGAAAACCTACTATTCCACCAACGTGAATACCATCATCGTTAGTAGTTGGTATAACTGAAAATACTCTTATGAAAGTATTTAAGCCATCTATTATCAGTACTTTATCGTTAGGTTTACCGTCATCTAAAGAGCCACCTTTTTTCTTTATCTCTTCGAATATAGAAAGATATTTTTCATTACTCACTATGTTCCTCTTCCACTACTACATCATCAATACCGAAATTCTTTTCATATTTAAGAATTACTTTATCACAAATTAAGTTGTAGCAGTGTTCTCTAAACTTCACATCTTTGAGTTGTTCACTCCAATCTTTAGATTGAAACTTAAGCTCTTTACCAACGTGATTATCCATGGTATACCACGCACCACCTTGTTTCACTAAGTTATGTTCTTTCATAACTTTTAACCAACTACCATCATCATCAATTCCTGATTCAAAGTAAAGTTCAAAATCAGCATGTCTCATAGGAGGTCCAAGTCTATTCTTAATGACTTGAGCTCTCATTTTCATACCAATATTGTTATTCTTTTTATCTTTAATTTGACCAAGATTTTTTAATCTGATACGTGTTGATGCGTGAAATGGTAATGCTTTACCACCACTCGTAGTCCACGGGTCTCCGAACATAACTCCGAGTTTTTGTCTGAGTTGATTTGTAAACACAAGAGCAATCTTTTGTCTACCAATCATTTGAGTAATCTTTCTCATAGCTTTTGATAGAATGATTGCTTTACTTGTAGCCCAACCATCTTTATCAAACTCAGCTTCTAACTCTACT